TTGCTGAAACTTTGTCTATGACGAATCCAATCGCTACCACAACCAATTTACCTTTGGTACCTAACATAAAGAATCCCACGATCCCCAATGCTTTGATGTATCCTGGTAATCCGTTCGTGAACTTGATAACACCATTCAATGCACTTGTGATGAAATCAAATATGGGTTTCAATGCATCTAGTATCCTAGCACCACCTATCAATGCTCTTCTGGCTGTTCTAACTATGGCTTCACCTATGGCCGATGCCGCATTGGATATGTCACCGAAATTCTGTTGTGCTTGTTTGTCAACGACCATTATCGCGGCTTTTAAGAATTCAAAAGGTGCCGCATCCATAACTGCTTTTTTGAATTTGAAGAATTTATCGTTCATCATTGAAACAGCACCATCAAATGTAGTGGCCATTTCAGCTGATGCACCTTTTATACTGACCGTGCCATCTCTGAATACTTTTAAAATATGATCTCTTGATTGTGTGGCTGAGTATTGCACACCTTCTTGGAAGCCCAACATCGATTTAACAGCTCTATCTCTGAATAGATCCGCTGATGCTATACCACCTGAAAATGTTCTCTGTAGTTGTAGTGCAACAGTCTGGAAATCCAAACCTGATGCCGCCGCTATGTCACCTGTTATCTCTAACAGTTCGCCAAGATCTTCCACATTGTCTGTGACTGCGAGTAGACTTGGAGCCGCGAGTGCCATATCTTTCAATTGGAATGCACTGTTACCCGCCGCTTCTGTTACTATGTCTAGTGCTCTCTTACCATCTTCTGCAGATCCGGTCAAGAACTTTAACTGCACTCCTAGGTTTTCAACTTCTCTAGCAGTGTCTAGGAAACCTCCTGCTAACTTGATACCTCCAATGGCCGCCGCTACACCAATAATGATGCCTTGTAATCTTGAAAAGCCTGCACTCATACGAGTGGTCGCTTTGTTAATACCACCAAGATCCTTCTGTACTTTACCTAAGGCGGCTTGGGTCTTATTAACTCCTTCGATTATTAGTTGTTCTTTTATGGCCACTAGTCTTTTCCTTTTCTGCTTTGAGGTTAAGATATGCTATCCAACCAACAAACTCTGCTTGGGACATTGTTAGCACATCACCTACCGTTATATGCAGATGTTCTGCCAGAGCAAACATCGTGTAGATGTCTGAGTCCCTGTTTAGTTTTTTGTGACGGTCTCCACAGTTTCATCAGTGTTGTTCAACTGAGTGGCTACTTTGATTATCACCTGCGGATCAACTTCATTCATCATAATGGCTCTGTCCGCATCGTGGAATATTCTTTTTCCCTGTTTGTCCAGACTCTTCAGTATGATTGATTCTACCAAGGCATCCGCCGCCTTGCCATTTTGTGTCAAACTCATTATCTTGGATTCAACTTTCATTGAACTTGAAGCACGATAATAGATATCTGTGTCCCATTCTTCGCAATGATATTTGTATAGTTTACCAGCTAGTTTGTCTTTGAAGTGTGCTGTAGCTTGTTCCAAAGTTGTCTTTGTCGTTTCCGTTGTAGTCATCGTGTTATCCTTTTCCTACTTATGTTAGTAAATCCAGTGACGGCCTTTTTCACTGTGGGTTTTATAATGCCTCGAGGTGCCTGTTTAGAACGACCTTTTTCAAGTTGTTCTATGTAAGGAACCGAATTGCTTACCTCAAACAATCCAGGTGAATCGGATTTCTTCCAATTCCTCCTAGCATTTCCTGATCTAATAGGTGTGTTGGCTTTAGCCTGTCGCAGTGTGTCTTTGCCAATATCGGCCACAACCTTGTTGATACTATCTTCAAAGTCACGGATATTCAGCTTACCAGCCAATCTAGCTTTTAACACAACAGCACCTGATTAGATTATATTTGTGCTACTGCTAATGCACCAGTACCTTGTGCCGCAAACGAGCATTCTACCATTCCATCTAATGATGAAGTGATTGAAAAACTTGTTATGATGCAAGATCCAGAAAATTTAGTGTTAGCAGGTGATTCACTAGTGCCGTCTCCTGACGGAAATACTGCAAAAGTTGCAATCGCTCCATCGCCTGTTTTTGATACTAGTTCGTCTAATTTGATTTGTACATCATTTGCACCATCAAAGTAAGCATCGCCTGAGATAGTAAAAGTAGACATACCCGGTAGGTATGATCTAACATTGCCGTTGCCCATCACTGAGTTTTCAACTGTGTCTTGTGTTTGTTCGATTGTGAAGTTTCTCAAGTTACCAATTGCCGTAAGTGATGCTATATCACCGGCACTTGCTAACTGGATCTGTCCATCGTGTCCTGTAAATGTTGCCATTATTCATTCTCCTGTTTGTTAGTGTCAAAGTCCGTGTTTAATGGCTCTCCATCGTCGAATGTTGAACCTGGTTGTATTTCTGCATCTGCCTCAACTTTGACTTTTTTGGCTTTTGCAGTTTTTTTACTTGGTTTCAACTCAATTGATGTTGCTGTCCAACTCCAACCTTCTGTTTCAACCAATTTACTCGCTTGTGTGTAACCACAAACAAATTCTTTTCCGTCTTTATATACGATTCTGAATCCCATAATTAAAATGTCCCTCTCGTGTATTTATATCGCACACGGTAATCAATAGTCACTTGCCCAATTGGGAAAGGTGTGCCATCATCAGTCTGTATCCTAGTAATTTCACTGTGTAATGCCTTGGAATTCCTAGTGGTGTCTGTTTCCAATGCTTCCACTATGGCTTCCGCTATATCATTCCTTTTCGTGTCGATGTTGTTGTTGATACTGGTGCTTGAACTTGAAGCATTCACTGATGCCACTATGGTGTATTCAACGAATGACTCTCTCAAGCCAGACATCGTGTCATCTTGTAGTTCTTCGTCTGTGGTTCTAATGAATATTGCAGGGAACTGTGTTGCCGCTAGGTCCGTTACCACAAATGGATTACGGGTGACCAACACGGGTGCAGGACTTGTTATTCCTTGCAGTGTTGTCACTATGTTTGCCGCTATATCTTCTCTAGTGCTCATTATCTGACCAATCTGTTAAAGTGTGCAGTCTGTTTCTCTGAATCTTCCACTGTGCCATCNCCATCGAAGTCATATTCAACACCATCCTGTAGGATAAGATCAAATTCTTCTCTGAATCTCGCTTTGTAGAATGCTATCATCTGGAAGAACCTGTCATCATCACCTTGATGCTGTGTGAGTCTTGGTAATATGTAGTATGCCAATGTGTGGTACACTGCCGCCCTTGTGAATTGTGCGGCCACTAATTTTGTTGTGTCTATCTCTAGGCCGGAATTGGTAAAGTAGCTACCAGTGCCATAGTTGTTGCTGACCCTAGGCCACCATTCTATCTTCAGGAGCCTTTGTATGTCCGCTGTTGTCTTTGTGTGATCTGCTGTGAAGTCAATCACACCATAATCTTTGATCCTTGGTTCATATTCCAAGATATCTGAATCTGTTGCATAGTTGCTCATAGTGTCTCCTGTTTGCCTTTAGGGCAGGTTCAAGTCTCCCGTTGCCTGCCCTAAAATAGTTGATAATCTAGATCTATCTAGGATTATGCATCTTGGATTGAAGAATCTGCTTCAATTTCAACACCATATGAATCGTGTAGTTCTACGACACCATATGTTGCTACACCGACAAGTTCAGTTGCTCTAGCACTCGCATCTCTTTGAGTCTCGATTCTGATATCGCCTGACATAGCCATTGCAATAGCATCTCTATGGAATACTGCACCTTTGTAATCACCAGTTGTTCCTGGGAAGTTACCTGATGAGTCAGCCATATTTGATGTTTCATACACTGGAACACCTGCTAACATACCGATGTATCCTGTTCTTAAAGCTTCGTTACCAACATCACTAGCCGGAGCCGCGAATGTTGATGTGATAGTTGATTTAAGATCATATGCCACTAGTGGGTGTAATACCATAGCTAAATCCGTGCCTGGTACTCCTGCCGCTCTTAGTTTTGCAACTGCTTCAAAAACTTTTGCCGCTGTGATAGCCGCTGATGCTGATCCAACTGTTGTTGAAAAACCACCAAACAATGCTGTTAAGTCACGGTCGATTTTTGTTGCGATTGCTTCACCAAATAATCTTCCTACATCTGCGATCACATTTGATGCTGAGTGATTTAGTGCTAAGTCTGATACATTAGTCATTAAACCAACTTCTGCTAAAGTGATGTCCGCTTTGTTAGTTGAGATTGCTGATGGTGTTAAGTCGTCAGCTTCTGTTAGAGCCGCCGCTGTTTGTGTTGGGTAGATCGGTACTTGTAAAATTTTTCCACTATTCGCTGGAATTGTGAAGTTTTTTACTAGGCCTCTCATTATAGATTTCTCTGCCGCTACGAATTGTGCTTCTGCTACGATCGGAGCGATAAGATCATCTAGTGTGCTTGTTAACGATTTGATTTCGTTTGCCATTTTATGGTCTCCTTAAGTTGTTTTGTTTTATCTAATTGAGTTAGTCTTACGATAGTCAGCATAAATCTTCCTATGTTCAGGTTTACTCATATCTAGTTTTGTTATATCCAACTTTTCACTGCTCCCAGCATCGCCAATTCGTGATGTAGTGCCTGCACCTGCGGGTGTGGCCGCCACAAAGTGTGGGNTTGCCGTTAAAAATTCTTGTGTCAAATCTTCCACAGTGAGATGATTTCCATCATCCTTGTATCTGGTTTGACCTGTTTTAGGATCGACGATTTCAACATCACCAGTTTCATTGAGTTTGACCTGATCCTTGATAAGTGTCGCCACTTGTCCTGGATTGACCGCTTTCAACTTACTAGCAGTGTCTAACAAAGAACCATCTACTTTGATGTTCTTCACTTGTGACATCAATTGATTGATCTGGGCATCTTTCTTTTCCGCTTGTTCTCGAAGCAGTTCTTCAAAATGGCCTTTGGCTTTCAATTGTGCCTGTCTTTCCTTTTCCGCCTTTTGAACCAAGTCTTGATATTGATCAATGTCAACTCCGTCATACTTCTTCTCGTACTTCCTTCGTTCTCTTGACACCCTATCAGCTACGACCTTGTCCAAGTCAGCCTGTGTAAAAGTCTTTGCCTCTGTTTCTGCAGTTGTTTCCGCAGGAGCCTGAGTTGACTCAGTGTTTTCTGTGTTGTTTTCCGTTTCACTCATCGTGTTCTCCTTTTTTAAAAGTTATAAGTTTAACTCCAGCATATGCTGTGTGTTGTTATTTATGGCTTG